AGTCCGCCGGCCCTGATCTGCACCGCGCTCAGAGCGAGAGCTGTGTCAGCCTCAGTTGCGAGGCCGGCTGCACGGACTTGCACCGCGCTAAGCGCGAGAGCTGTATCGGACTCAGCTACAAGGCCGACAGCCCTGATCTGCACCGACGACAGCGACAGTGCAGTGTCGGCTTCAGTGGAGAGCCCGGCTGCTCTGGTCTGCACCGCGCTGAGCGCGAGAGCTGTGTCGGACTCGACAGCGTTACCTGTGGGTCGTGCGGCACCAAGCTGCAGCGCTGCGTCGGTCTCGGTCGAGGTGCCGACGGCTTTAATCTGCACCACACTGAGCGCTGACGCCGTGTCGGACTCTGTGGCTACTCCGGTTGCGCGGGCCTGCACCGCACTAAGCGCGAGAGCTGTGTCGGACTCTGTGGAAAGGCCAACGGCTTTGATCTGAACCGCACTGAGCGCCAGCGCCGTGCCGGTCTCCGTGGAGATTCCGGTCGCTCTGATCTGAACCGCACTGCGCGCGAACGCTGTGTCTGCTTCAGTTGCCAGACCTGCAGTCAGCGACGCTGAGAGTGCAAGCGCTGTGTCGGTCTCAATGGAGAGCCCGGCTGACCTAACCTGTACCGCGCTAAGCGTGAGAGCTGTGTCGGCCTCGGTCGCCAGCCCTACTGCTCTGACCTGTACCGCGCTGAGCGCGAGAGCTGTATCTGTCTCAGTCGTGAGGCCTGCCGGGCGCGCGGAGCCGAGAGGGAGCGCAGTGTCAGCCTCAGTGGCGATACCAGCGGGCCGGGCCCCGCCAAGCTGCAGCGCAGTGTCGGTCTCGGTGGCGGTGCCGGCAGGGCGTGCGGAGCCGAGAGGGAGCGCAGTGTCAGCCTCAATGGCGATACCAGCGGGCCGGGCCCCGCCAAGCTGCAGCGCAGTGTCGGTCTCGGTCGCCATGCCGACAGCTGCTGACGATCCCGAGCTCGCGCCGTAGGCAGAGAAGCCGGTAGGGATGGAGTAGGTAAACGCGGTCGCGCCGAAGTTCGCCGTCCACTGCTGGTTGGTCTCGCGGAAGAAGGCATAGACATATCGCTCGGTACCGCCGAACGTCACCGACATGCCATTGAGGTTCGAGCTGGGGTTGCCTGAGTCCAGCCACGTACCGTTGAGGCCGATGTAGTATTTCTCAAGCGTCTCGTCGTAGGCCAGCATCACAATATCGCCGGCTACTGGCGACGGTGAGCTCCCTACAAATCCGCCGTCATCATATGTGCCACCGCCATCGCTGCGTGAATTGGTGCGTGACGTCGTGCTGAACGGGGTCGATGAGGTTGTGTCGAAGCCTTCGTCGCAGAAGCCGAACCCACCCCACGGAGTGCCGTTGGAGTTGATGGTGAACTCCATGTACGACTTGGTCGTGGCCGGCTGCGCCGATGCACGGACGACCTGGTCTGTGGCGCTCGCACTGGTAGTCGCTGTCAGATCGCCATTGGTGAGGACGATCGACGCGCCCTTGTTCGTCGTGCTCCAGGTTACGGTCGAGGAGCCGGATGCTGCTGAGCCGGGCGGGGCAAACGCATCTGGTTGAAACACGCCCGGCTGCATAGCGGAACTACCTCTTAGTCAGTGTCGCGTGCATGTCCTGCACCGCTTCCTTGTACCATGCCATCGCGAACTGCTGAAATTCCTGATTGCGCGTATGCAGTCCGGGATGCAGCGAATAGCCCCATGTAGCCTCGAAATCGCAGTCAAGTCCATCCGGATTGTACTGCTTGTCGCAGTGAGGTGCGTTTGCGTCCCGCCACTCGCGCTTCAGGTAATAGAAGAACATCTCACTGACCGGAGGCCACTGGTGTGTCATATCACCATATGCGCGGTTGCTGTTCCAATGCGGCACAATGATCGCTGCCTTCGCACCTGGCTTCATGACCCGGTACAGATCGTTCATGAAGAACATGCGTTCGTTAGCAGTCAGGTGCTCCAGGAAGTGCGAGGCGTGAACCTCTTCGACAGACTCGTCTGCAAATGGCAGAGGGTCTCGTCCGACCGCACAGACAACGTCAACACCAGGAAACTTGGCGACGTCGATGCCAGTGAAACCTTCTTTTTTGTTCGGGCCGCAGCCGATGTCAATTCGCATTATCTACCTACCAAGATATTGAGTTATGGCGGCTTCGTGCGTTTCGAGCCAGCCTAGCTTCGTGTTGCAGCGGTGGCAAAGGATGCCGCGAACGCACCCAGTCCTGTGGCAGTGATCCACGTGGGTACTGCGAGAGCTAGAAAAGGGCTCTGCGCAGATCAAACACAAACCGTTCTGCGCTGCGACCATGTCAGCTTTGTCTTGCCTTGAGATCCCGTACTTCGCTCGCAGGTGGTAATCCGCGTTGCGCTCCACGTGCTTGTGCGCGTTCCGACGATGCGACTGCCGCGCCAGCTCGTTATGTCGCTCGCGGTTCTCTTCGCGCCACTTGCGCATATACTCGCGTCGAACCGCTTTGTGTTCGTCGGTTCGTGCGAGGGCGGACTTGCGCTCGCGGTATGCTTGCACATTTTTGGCTCGGTACCGGGCGCTCTTCTCGGCAGACGTCAGCATCACGCGCGGCGCTCCTTTCAGTTGGTAGGGCACTACCATACTCACCAACTGATGTCCGCACAAGCGTCGTAGTGCCCTACCAGCACATCGCAGTCTACCGCACAGCGATAGCCATGCTTGCGTGCATCAGCCCAGAAGTAGAGGTCTTGAGTGCCTACCCCTTCACCCCCAGCACCGTTCAAGGTCTTGAACCACGGCTGGCGCAGCTTCTCGTCCTTGAACGTAGACACGCGCCAGAGATTGAAGCCCATGCCGGTTCCGCAGCACTCGACCAGCTCGTTGGGAACTGGGGGCTGGGGACGGAAGTTCAGCACCGGATCAGAGGGGTCTCCCCAAATCTGAGGTACACCGCCCTCACCCTTCGTCCAATACAGCCCACCAACACAGGTGTACTCGGGGTGGTCCTCCATGCGTTTGATGAGCTTCACCAGTCCGTCGGGCGGAGGGATGTTATCATGCTCCATGGTCAGGATGTATTCCCAGTCCTTGAGGTCTGGGTGCTCCAGCACGAACTTGATGGCCTCGCTGTAGGCATCACCAACCTCCATTCCAAGGCAGAGCATCTTGAACACCGCTTGGTTGGGCGGGAAGATCAGGTTCCACTGCGCCAACGCGACCTTGGCTGGGATCATATTGGCCGAGGGCACCATGACGATGATGCGCTGCTTCTTCCATGTCGCACCTTCGAGGATGCGCGAGGCTGATGCCTGAAGGTCAAGGTTGTGCCGTCCGAGTCCGGGCACAACGATTTCGGGTTTGGTCATGGACCGTCCTGTTGGGGTTAGATGTAGTATTGAACGAAGGGCATGCGAACCTGTGACGATCCGCCAGTATTCGTGACTGCCGACGAAGATATGGCTGCCGGCATCGAAAGGTTGTGGCTGTTCGATGCGTTCAGCGTGGTCGAGAAAACACCGTGAAAACGCTCTTCTCCCAGCGGTCGCTTGTAGACGTTCGTTCCAAAGTAACTCGCGCCGGCTGTCTGCGACTGCGAGACGCACATGGCTGAGGAATATCCACCAAGGTTGCTGGAGCTGGTCCGGGCCGTGTGAATGACGGCCTGATAGAGCGTACCTTGCGGCAGGGTCTTAACGTCCGTCCCACCACCATCAAAGAGCTGGACATTGGCGAGGCTGGAGAAGGATGCAGAGACGTTTCCACCCAGTGACGATGAGTTGGCTCCGCTGTTCGTTCCGAAGAACCACGAATGGGTCTGCGCCGTGGCGCTGTTCTGGCTCATCACATGGCAGAACTGGTATGAGGTGATCAGAGAGAGCGTCGAGTTGTTGTTTGAATACAGCCCGACAATGAAGCCGTTCGATGCCGATCCGGTTCCGGCTACCGTGGCCTGACCGGAGATCAGCATTTCGACTTCATCGTAGATGGTGGGCGCATCGATGTAGATCGGGCTCAGGTATCCCGAGACCGTGAACTGCGTCGATCCGCCAGTAGCGCCAGAGGTGCCCGAGACGAACGATGAGGTTGCAAGGGGCTGCGGCCCGACAGGGTAGACACTGTTGAGGTTGCCACCTGAGAACACAAGCGACGAGCCATTGGTGTCCGTCGAGCCTGCGAGGGTGATCTGCCCGGCGGCCTTGAAGTAGATATCAGTGCCTGAGATGGACGACGATACTGCTGTATTGCCGGCCAGCTTGTAATCGAGGTTGTGTCCCGAGTTCCAATCCTGCGGGCGCACAACATTGCTCGCCGCTACCGATACAGTCGACGAGCCGTTCCAAGCTGTGATTGTGCCGGTAGCGTTAGCCTGCGTGTTTGAGAAGGCGTGTTTGATCGACATCTGCGCACCTCACATCGCGACACTATTATGACGCGCGGAAGAACACGCCGGTGGTCATCTGGATGTCCGCGCCACTCGGCGTCTGAGCGAAGTCGAACATGGTGAGCGGAACGATGTTGGCATCCGTACCGGTCGTGGTGTCGCTGTCGTAGCACACGGCGATCTTGCTGATCGCGTTGCCTGATGCGGCGGTCCAGGTGACCGTCGGAAGCGAGATGTCGAACCGGTCGTTGGTGTCGTCCGGTGCCGGGAGAGCTGCAAGCTCAGCGTCCGTCAGCGTCTTGCGCCCCATCGTGGTCTGCTCGTTGGTGGTGCCGGCGACCAGTGCGGTCAGGGTGTCAACGTCGATCAGCGTCGCATCCGCTTCGAGACCTGACGTCTCGATCGGGACCAGGATCAGCGCAGAGTTTGCCGGATCGTTGCTTTTGACCCGGTTGTAGTATTCGACCACACGCCCCTTGGCGATGTTGAAAACGATGTTTGCCACTGTCGTAACCCCCTATGAGAGGCATCGTCCTAGCATAGGATGACGCCGGCATCTACCCTTCTAGTAATTTGCATACTGCGTCAGCGACTGACCTGCAACGTCCTTCATGCTCACCCCGGCAGGGGTGTGCGTAGCCATCGATGTGGCGCGGGCCTTGTCCTGCCGCTTCAAGGTGCTCTTGAGCTGTGGGATAACAGCGAACGCAGGGTGCGCAGTGTCGAACGCCATGGCTTCCTGCACCAGCTGGCTTGCCTTCTCCGAGTCATGCTCGCGGATCGCGCGAATGATGTTGGAGCTGAGCACCTGCGCCTGCCGTGTGATCTGACCACGCCGCGCCTGTTGCTCCATCTTGGCCTCGGCGTATTCAGCCTTGGCGGACGGGGTGAACCCGAGGAGCTGCCACATAAGTGACGATGCACCGGGGCTCATCGGCAGCCGGTTGCCCTTGGTGTCGACATACCCATCGGTCGTCATCCGCATGACCTCGATCGGGTTCTTGAGCGCTGTCGGGAGCATCTCCTTGGCACCTCCGAGCAGGTCGCCGTCGGCGATCTTGGAGGCGCCTTCGATCACGTTGCTGACCATGCTGGTGCCAGCACCGCCGGAGCGGCCCATCTGCTGGTCCCAAGCGTCCTTCCAGGGACGCCGGTCGGCGAGGAAGTCGGAGAAGGGCAGCAGGCTCTGCTCACCTGCGCGGTTGGAGATGTCGAACCCGACTGCGCGCGGCAGGCCGCGTGCCACCACCTCAGCCATGTCCTTGCCCATGACGTTCGCCAAGAAGTCCCGGTAGGCCACTGTCGCATCGAACGGCTCGTCGTCATCGTCCTTGAAGGCGTCGACCAGCCGCTCAAGCACCGACGCGAACACCGTGGCGAACGGCAGACCAAGGGTGCCGGCAAGCGCGGTGATGGCAGTCAGATGCCCGAACAGGAACGTCCGTGCCTCCTTGGCCCGCTGCTTGGTCTGAGCTGCCGACTCGCCGACACGTGGCTTTCCTGCTGCGCTGAGGATTTCCGAATAGAGCTTCTCGGTCATCTGCATGCTGTAAGTCATGAACTGCGTCACGATCGGCGTGACCTGTCCCAGGAAGCCGTTCTTGCCGAGCTTGCGCGCCGTGTTGTCTGACCGATAGTCAAACATCGCTTCCGACACGAGACGGGACGCATATTCCTGCGTTGCGACGCTGTTGTCTCCTCGCAGCTCGTGGGCTGCCAGCGCCGCGGTCAGGCGGCTGAGTGTTTCAGAGTACGTCCCGAGGATCGACGCATACCGGAGTCCGACGTCGAGCTTGGAGCCGGTGCGCGACTCGGAAATCTGACCCAGAGAGCGTGTAGCCGACGCGATGTCGATCGTGCCGGTCGCAAGCATGGAGAGGATGAACGACTGCACATTGGCCGGCAGATTGGTGTTCTTGAGGACGCTTTCTGTGATCGCCACGTCTGCCGCATGCTTGAGCCCGAGCTCGCGCGACGCCTTGGCGATGGCGCTGAGAACCTTCAGGGCCTGACCCCCAGCCACACGGACTGCTCGGAACGACTTAGCGTACCCATGCTGCTTCGCCAACTCAGGGACCGCCATCGTGCCAACCTGCGTCAGGTTGATCAGCGCGTATGCCGGGCTGAGGCCGAGGAAGTATGTGTTCGTGACCGCGCGGAACTTGTCGATCATGTCCGCGTCGTCGCTGACCGGGATCGAGGCGTCGCGCCGGCGGGCCTCGTCCATGAGCTGCGCAGCCAGATACTGGTCGTCTGTGTTCGCGGTGACGTTGCCGTTGTCGTCAGTCTTGGTGCGCACCTGCGCGTCCTGCACCTGCTGCTGCATCGAGGCGAACGCTTCGTCGAACTTCGGAGCCGATGCCACGTTGGACAGGCTGAGTGCGCCGACCCGACCACGATGGGCGAAGTTGCGGATCATGTCCTTGTTGTAGCCCGGGATCGTGTTGCGACGCGTCAGCACGCGGCTGATCGAGCTGTCCGGCTGGCTGGAAATCCAGATATCGGTGATGACCTGGATCGCGGCGTCGCGCTGCTTCAGAAGCGCTGCCTTGTCCGCGTCCGACATGGTGTCGGTCGGCGTGTACTGTGGGCTCTCCTTGAGCTGCTGGATGTACTGTCCGAGCGATCCCGGCATAGCCTCGGCCACACCAAGGTTGGCGGCATCGGCCCGCGGCCCGACCTTGAAGCCTTCCTCGATCAGACCTTCCTTCAGCAGCCTGTGCATCAGCTGCTCGAACTGCTCGGCCTGCAGCCGCGTGTCAAAGCGCAAGGCGATCTTGGGGTTGGTGTTGTCCGTCGAAATCTGGACATCGGTGTGCCCCGCAGCGTCAAGTGCCTTGGCGACAGCATCCTGCGCCTTGAGGTCGACAGTACCGTCTACGTTGCGCTTGATCACCGCTGACCCGAAGAAGTTCCCGAACCGTCCGAGGTGGAAGTACGGTGCCTGCCTCATCTTCTTGAGCGCGACGCCGACAGCCTCGATCTCGTCCTCCAGCGGCATGAGCCGGATGCGCATCGCACTCTGGTCAGCGCCTGTCCCATGCGCCTCGGTGTCAGTCTTCTTGGCGTCAATGAACCCCTTGGCAGCCTCAACCTGCTCCTTGAGCATATTTTCCCACCAAGCGTTGGTGGCTGCTGATGTCTCCAACCCCTGCTCGCGCATGAACTTGTCGACCGGGTTGATCGTCGCGTCAGCCACACCGAGCTTGAGCTCCGGATCACGCGCCACCAGGCTGTGCAGGCTGGCAGCCATGCGCGCAAAGTTCTGCGTGTCGTTGATCTGGCGCATCTCCTTGTAGAGTGCGATACCTGCCCCGTCCTCCCGGCTCAGGTTGTTGACCAGCTCGACCGCTTTCTCATGGATTGCCTTCATGCGGACTTCTTCGGCGATGTCCTTGGGGTCCTTCGCCTTGATCCCGTTCATGTTCTTGTCAGGCGCGTGAAGGTGCTTGTGCTCCTCCCACGCCTTGAGACCATCCACCTGGAACTCGGTGGACACCGCCATGAGTTCGCCGATCCACTTCGCGACGTTGGGGCGCTGCCGCTCCAGAGCCTCGAACTTCTGGATGACCTCGTCATACATGCGCTCGAACCGGGCGCGGACGGCGTGCCGCTCGCTGTACGCCTGCTGGCGCTGGACCAGCCCAGGCATGAAGCTGCCAAACTCGCGGACGAGGTGGTTGTTGCTGACCCACCCTAGGGCCTTGTTGCTGATCGTCTGCCAGAGGGTCCGCGCTGAAGACCGGTCCAGCAGATGGTCGAACGCGCCGGCTGCCTTCTTCAAGGCGTCAGTCGTGGCTTCGACGGTGCGGTTCACTGCGTTCGGGTCAGAGGAAATCTGTGCCTCAACCGTGTCGAACCCGGTTCCGTCGGCAACGTTCCGCCCAACAACCGTGCGCAGGTCACTCAGCGGCGCTGACGTGATCTGGTCCGCCACCCGCAGGAGCTCGGTCAGGGCGGTGTCGTACTTGCCCTCGATACCCAGAAGGTTGCGAAGGAGCTCAACAAAGCGGCCGAACACCGACTGGCGCGGCTTGTATTGGATCGAGTTCAGGTAGCGCTGCACCAGTGGATTGGTCATGCCCCACGCGAGAAGCTCGTGGTTATTGTCCAGCGCATTTGTGTTCTTGACGAGGAAATTCTTCTCGAAGTCGGTCAGTGTTCCGGCCTTCGCGCGTTCAGAAAGATGCGTCGCGATCGCCCCGCCAAGATCGTTAAGGTCCTTCACGGCCTTGCCGATGGTCCCGTTCCCGTAGTTGGCCTTGTTCATTCCCCAATGCACGGCCTTGATCGCCACCGCGTGCAGCAGCTCGTGCGCCACGATCTGGTAGTTGACGCCGTGCTTGCTGGTGCGCGAGTCCTTCAGCCACACCTTGGCGGACGCCGGGTTCAGCTTGACGACGGTAACCGCACCGACCGTGGGGTTGTTGAGCGACGCCGGAATGGTGTCACCCTCGTGTGCGATCTGCACCTCGAAGGTCATGCCGGCCTTCTCAAGGTTAGCAGTCAGCTTCTTCACGGCCTGCATGATGACGCGCATGTACTTGCTGGGAGCTGCCGAGACCATGTGGTCCAGCACACCATGGAAGTCCTTGCCCTCAAGCGCCTGCTCCAGCGCGAGGTCGGGCTTACCGATCGGGCTCTTCTCAGACGTCTCGATATTCTTCTCGGGCGGTGTCGGCAGGCGCGGGCCTCGCGCAGCCGTGCGCTTGGGCTTGCCCTCATCGGTGAACTCGCGGAGAGAACTTGCCACCTGTCTGACCTTGCCTCGATCGAGCAGATCGTTGAGCCGGTCAGCACGCTCTTGCGTGATCGCTTCCTCACCAAGCGCCATGCGGCTGAGGTTGCGCAGGTCATAGGCCTTGAGTGCCTCATCCGTCTCGGCCCGCTGATCGGCCCGGGTACCTTGGTCGAGCTTGGGGTCGTACATCTCGCGGAACACCGGCTGGCGGCTGCGGCCGTCGTATCCGGACCGCTCGATCGGCCGGCTGGGGATCATCTTGATCGACCCACCACCCTGCAGCCTGGAGATCGCGTCGGCGATGTCTTGCGCCGATGCGCCGTTGGCTGCCTGCCGGCGAAGCTCGGCCACCTCGGTGTCATTGACGTTGCTGAGGTCTGCCTGGTCGATGAGTCCGTTGAGCGAATCCCGCCTGTTCTCTCCAACAGAGCGCCGTGCTGTGGCGCGCGGGGCGACGCCCTTCGACTGGCGTACTGCGTCCTCATCCTTGAGGATGCGCTGAGTGTCCTTGGCGGACAGTGCGGTCTCGTTCTTGATGAAGTCCTGCGCCCAGAGCGTCCCCTGCCTGTACGCGTCAGCGTCGGCAAACGAGGAGAACTTGGTGACCGGAGCACCGCCACCTTCGACCTGTGCGCCCTGCCGGAACAGCTCGGCCTGACGACCTGAGAGTGCGTGCTCCGCAGCCGCAGAGTCGGTATCTTCCTGCCCTGCGGAGGTGTTGAGGTACACAGCGCGCCCCTTGGGGGTGACGTCTCGTGCGCTGTCGTTGGTGATGAGGCCCAGCTTCTTCGCAAGCTGCTCAGCCTGCGACACCCACGCGTTGGACTCATCAGTGGCAAGTGCGTCGAACACATCGGCCGGCGTTGCCAGGTCGCGCACCGTGCCGCCGGTTGAGTTCTTGGTGAGCTTGCCGAAGCCGAGCTCATCCATCGCCTTCTTGACGTCGGGGTGGACTTCCTGCGGGGCAGTCGTGATCGTCTGCGCGGGAGCTGCCGGCGCGGCGGGAGCTTCCGAAACGGTGGTATTCGGCGCAGGAGCAGCTTCCGAAACGGAGACATTCGGCACAGCAGGCGCACTCTCCCCGAACACATTCGTCGCCGGGAGCTGGTCGGTGAGCTGGATCGTGCTGGCTTCGGGCCCGACGACAGAGGCTCGCTCTGCCGCGATGCGCTGCCCAGCAGGGCCGAAGTCAGTACCGTCCTCGTTGATGATCCCCAGACGCTGGAGGAACTTCTCCTCGTTGCGCTTCAGGCTTCCGCTGTTCTCGTTGGCGAAGTCGAACGCCTTGTTCTCCAGATCAGCCTGATTGTCGGCCGACAGGTTCTGGACCCATCCGCCCTTGAGGCCCTGCTTGGCCGCATTGAGCGTGGTCTGGAAATCCGGAGCAGGCTCCATCGGAGGGAGGTCCACCGCAGAGGCTGCCGGAGCGGCCTGCACAGGAGTGGGAGCTGAGTCCTCGAACACGTTACCTGTTGCAGGGATGCGGTCGGTGCTATGAATGACCGCGCCATCAGGCGTGAGGACCGGCTGATCCCCAAACACGTTACCGAGCGAGTTGTCGTCGGTGAGCTGTCCCGGGACCTGGATGGTGGGGCCGCTGCGATCCATGATCTCCGGCGCTGACTCTCGCGGAAGGTTCGCGAGGAGGACCGGGTCCATGCCGGGTGCAATGCGCCCAGCCGCATCAACCGCAACAGGCGGCGCGTTGTCGGTGATCTCCGGGCCTCCAGGGGCGCGTCCAAACATCTCTGGAGAGGGCAAAGCCAACGGAGCCGCAGCGTTCGCCTGACCTGAAAGGATTTGGTCGACCGTCGCCAGCATGTCGTCGTTGTTGACTTCGTTCACCGGCTTGGATGTGGCTGGAGTCCGGCGGAACCCACCGACGCTACCGAGCAGACCACCGAGAGCGAATGCGCCCACCGCGGACTCAACATACTCGTTTGCTGCCTCAGCGTTCGCGAGCGGAAGCCCTGCGGCATGGCGTTCGCCGACCTGCTGCTGGACTTCAGCTGCAGCTTCAGCGGTACCGGCCTCACCCATCGACATCAAGGTGCGGGTGACAAACCCGCGACCGGTGTGTGTGGCTCCGCGACCAAGCAGTTTACCGACACCGGGCAGGAAATAATCGGCAGCAACATCAGTGGCGGACTGCACCGGGGCCCAGTCAGCAGAGCGCTCAGCTGCTTGCCGGCTAAGGGAGCCTTCCTCCTGGACTGCACGCGCAACGTTGCTACCGGCAAACACCGGGGTGTTGAACGCGAGACCGGCAGCGCCTGCACCAACCGGGCCACCGACCGCGCCGCCAGCAGCAGCGCTGGCAATCGTCCCGATCATCTGCGGAGCCGACGAAGCAGCCAGATCAGCAAGATACCGACCAAACCCGACGCGTCCCGCGCGCACATCGGCAAAGCTCGACCCAGGTGCCTGCTGGCCGGCAGCTTGTGCCTCTGCCAGGCCGCGCTTATACTCGGCCTCTCTCGCTGGGTCGATCTGGTCCAGACCGATCTTGTCGAGCATGTACGGGATGCCGTACTGCATCTGCCCGATAGACTGGCGTGCTGACGCCATGAACACATCACCAACACCAGGACGCCCGACCGGAGCGCCTGGAGCCATCGCTGGCATCATGTCATCAGGTACGTAAACGCCGCCGATCTGAGGCATTTATCAGTCCTTTTCGGCTTGTGTCTGCATCTCAGCCAGCGCGTTCGCAAGCGGGTCCACACCGAGCGACTTGAGGTGGTTTCCGATGTACGCCTGCTGTGCCTTATCGAACTCAGCTGCGTACCTTGCCGGATCAGAGTCCTTCAGCGGGGCGATGAGCTTGACCTGGTGGTCGAATATTGCATCATTCGCCTGCCGGAACGTGTCGTACACCCGGTCCTTTCCGCTGCTCTTCACCGGAGCAGGGACCATACCCATCGCAGCCTGGAGCTGCGCGACTGTCGCCTTTGGGTTGGACAGCATCTTGGCTGCTCGGGCCTGAGCCCAATCCATGGCGGTGAGTGGAGTATCGTCCTGCGCAGGAGGTGGCGGCGGCATCTTGGTCTTTCCCGGAGGCGCGGTACCTGATGCAGTGCTCGCAACATCCGCAGCTGTGGCTGCGGGAGAGCTCTTGGGGCTGGCTCCAGGTCCAAGCAGACCGTAGGCAAACTTGACAGCGCTGGACGGACTCGGAACCGCATCCACCACCGTGTTTGCCAGACCGACAAGCGGGGACCCCAGGTAGCGCACAGCCGCTCCAGCCATGCGGGGTGTGTTGCCTGAGGCGGTAGCCTGGCGAAGATTGGTGTCTGCCGACACCAGAGCCTGCTCCATCGGAGTGGGAGGGGGTCGGAACGATGGGTCTGCATGGATCAGCTTCTGATACCATGGCATGGCGTTATAAGCCTGCTGCGCAGCTGACGCTGTCTGTTTGGTATCCGGCATCTGATCAACTCCAGCTATATCCACCACGTCCGAAGCCCCAGTCCATGGGGGCGAACAGCTTGCGCATAGCCGACTTTCGAGCCTCAGTCACGTTTTCCTCGAAGGTGGCCTTGAAGTCAGCCGCGCGCTTGACCGACCCAGCATCGTCGTCGACGATCCGGAGAGCCAGGTATGCAGCGTAATCGAGCATCTCCAGATGGTGGTCCGCCGGGATTTCCGGGGAGGCCTGAAGGTCGGAGAGCTGCAGCTGCTCGATCGGTTTTCTGACAACGCGCAGCTGGATGATCGTGCCGGCGAGTTCAGCGCTCGGTACCGGGTGGATGCGCAGTGCCGCACGCCCGAGGCTGTCGTAGTCATCGAGGCTCAGCGTCTCGTCAGTCGAGAACGCAACCGGTGCCCCCGGCGGCATTGTCGTCAGCGAGGACGGGTCGATCCACGACTCGGTCGGCTGCCGGTACGCGTTGAGCACCGAGTGCCCGACGCGCTGCAGGTCGACCTCCTGACTACTGACGCGAGCTGACAGGACGGCCAGCACAGACTCGTGCAAGTCATAGCTGCTTTGACCAGCCACGAGCGTGATGCGCGTCGCTTCGGGGCTGGTGCCGTCCCGCAGAACGAGACCCTGGGTCGCGAAACGACGCTGAGCCTCATTCATATAAATGACGAGTTCTTCATCGGTCCAAAGGTAATCGGACGAGCCGGATACGCGGCTCGTCCGATCATTGAGGATCGCCCCTCGGAGCAGACTTAGCAGTTGTTCGAGGGTCATGGCCCCTACCCGCTGTTACAGACGGTGGTAGGGGTACCTCATCCTGTTGCGATAGCCAAGGACCTTCTTCGTCGTGCCATCGACGATCGGGGCCGACATGACCGCGTTGTCCAGGATTTCCAGCAGGAAGTCCGGAACATCGACCGGCACACCGGGAGAGATGACATAGCCGCGACCGTTGTGGCCGACATACAGGCCAGTCGGCGGGATGTCCGAGTTCTCTTCCAGACGGATCGTGACGTACTTGATCCCGAGCTTGGCAGCCGCCGCGGCGACGTCCTTATCCACCTGACCGGTGAACGAGCTGGGGATCGGTCCGGTCCGCAGGGGCTCCGGCGCAGCACCGCCATCAGTGACCACCGTCTGGACCGGGCGGGCCAGAAGGGCGGCGACCTGCGCTTCGAGCGCGGCGATACGGGCTGCAGAGCCGTCCCCGACCACAGTAATATCGGGCTGCGAGACGACAGCTTCGTCGAGGTTCTGCTTGGGCATCGAGTCTTCCGAGACCAGGAACATGGCTCCGATCTCAGCAGCCTTGGCGTCAGCGTTTTCCTTGCCGCGGGCACGAACGGGTTCGGGGAGGTTTGGGTGGCTCAGCTCGTAAAAGCCGCCGCCGGTGGGGGTGACGGTCACCCCGTTGATCGTATACGCATCACTCATTTCATTGCTTCCTTCGCCAGTTTATCAAATGTCGATGTATATGTGTCGGCCGGCAGCGCGATGTCCATCGCGCTCGTCAGGAACTTCAGGACCTGTTCTTTCGTGTCGAAATAGAACTCGACCTCAGGGTCCTTCCAAGGCTCGCAGGGGCTGTCGCTCCCGGTCTTGCGTGACTCGTTCTGCTTCTGGATCGCAGGGTCTGTGCAGCGGACTTCATAGCCATCGCGTTCGCGTTCGATGCGGATGCAGGAATATCCCATGGTGCCACAAACCTCGTTCATTTTGGTTCTCTATGAGAAAGTGGGGGTGCGCCCCTTACGCACCCCCGCCCCCAGCCCCCCGGCTTAGCCGATGGCGATGTAGTGCAGCTCCTTCGCCGCAATGGCGATGGCGGCAGGCACCTGGAAACCGCGGTAGCCGTTGGTGTTGGTGCCGCCGATCAGCAGGATACCTGCCGTGTCGTCAGTCATCGGACCAGCAGCGACGGTCTTCAGAGCATGGCTTGCAGCCATGTCCGAGGTCAGCTCATAGGTGGTGCGGTCGGTGAGGTTGATGAGCTTGACGTAGCGCGGCTTGAAGCCGCAGGTGACGTCAACAACAGCACCAGCGCCGGTGAAAGAACCCACGGCGTAGTTCGAGACGCCGCCTTCCTGGGTGGTTGCAGAATCAGCTGCCATGATGAAATTCCCTTATTCGAGATTAGGACCAAGAGTGAGGGGGTCCCGAAGAACCCCCGCACCTTCAGTGGGATTAGGCAGTCGCGCCGACTTCCAGGCGAGCCATGAAGGCTTCCTGAAGGATGACGGTCGCCGTCCACAGCTTCCAGCCGACGGTGCCGCGCTGACCCAGAGGATCGCCGGCAGCCGGCTTGGGGTTGACCACCATCGGCGTCATCGAGGACTTGCCCTTCAGCGGAACGATGCCGAAGGCGTCGCGCGCAAAGAACAGGACCGGGTAGACGTCGACGTTGGTCGAGTTGTGGCGGAGCAGCGGAGCCGTACCGGTGGCCACACCCGCATCGAGGAACGGCTTGGAAACCGTCGTCGCGATGTAGCGCACCTGCTCGACCGATCCGATCTCACCTTCCCACGGAGTGGTGTGCGGGCCGTAGTCCGCAACCGGCTTGAAGCCGGTCATCTGGCGAATGTCGGTTTCCAGGTCGGGGTGGACGACGGCGACGTAGCCGGCTTCGACCGACTTCGTGTTGTAGTCCGCCGACGAGGCGACGATCGAGGTGATCTTCTTGGCGTTCTGGCGGTTCAGAGCCGTGGTGACACGACGCTGGTCCGTCAGGCTGATCGCGGAAGCGACGGTCGTGCGACCGGCCACCGAGTTGCCGTAGAAGACGTTGGTGCCCGCCTTGAGGACGTTGTAACGCAGGGTTTCAACGGTCTCGGCAGCGTTTTCACCAAGGATGTCCGTGGCTTCAGCCAGGATGTTGTCCGGGTGCGTGTCGTTCACCACGTCAGTGATGGTGATGTAGTCACCATACTGCGCCAGCTGGACGGTGTAGTCCTGGTTGGCGAGCGACCGACCTTCGGGAGTCACGCCCTCAACCAGCGGCACAAGCGCCAGAGGGGTGTAGAACTCGCCCGATCCGGAGCCGGCGGCACCGGTGGAGCCCGACAGGAAGTACCGGCGGAACTTCGCGGTCTGCGTCGAGTTGGTCGGAAGCGGGTAGACCTGACCGAACTTCTCATAGACGAGAAGCGGCAGGGCGCGCTTGAGCATGCGGACGACAGCCCATGCTGCGACTGCGGGTGAAATATCGCCGTAACTTACCATTGTGAAGCCTCCCTAAAACTGGCCTACGTCTGCATCGGATCAGCGGCGTACCGAGCGAAGGCGGACTCAAAATCCATCGGGTCCTGCCCGACGGGAATCTGCGTTCGATCACCACTGACTGGGGCCAACGACTCTGCCGCTTGTTTGGCAGCGCTAGACAGCTCAGTTTTAGGGGCTTTGGCTGGGGCTGGTGCCGGTGCCGAGGCGGGTGCCTGCGATGCCGGAGCAGCTCCAGTTGCCGCCCTGTAACGCCCGATGAGGTCAGCGACCTCCTCCGATGTCCCGGTCTGCATAACCTGTCTCATGCCGGCTTGCAAGTAGGAAGGTTGCGTATCCACCCAACCAGCTACCTCGGCCTCCAGGTTCTCCGAATAGTCAGGCACAGCCTGCTTCAGCTCGCCGAGGTGCATGGTGTTACCCATGGTGCGGAGCTGGTCCATCATCGGGCTGACGAAATTGTGAACTTCCGTGAACACGAACTTCATCAGGTCGTGGTACTCAGCCCGGCGCTTGAGCGACTCTGCAGCCGCCACGTCAGGCCAATTCTTCTCGTACTCCTGCAGGACCCCGACCTCGTCCGGCGTGTAAATCTGGATGTCGGCCGGCGGCGCGGTGGGCGCGGGCGCAGGAGGAGCCTTCTGCGGCTGCTGGATCAGGTCAGCCAGACCGCGGACGATCTCGTCAGCCGTGGGCGCTGCCGGTGCAGGCGGCGGAGGCGGTGTCTCGGACGCAGGAGCCTCAACCGGAGGCGTCTCGGGAGCAGGAGTCTCGGGAGCAGGAGTCTCGGTCGGAGGTGTCTCAGCAGCAGGAGCCTCAACCGGAGGCGTTTCTGCCGGAGGTGTCTCCGCGGCAGGAGCCTCAACCGGCGGAGTTTCTGCCGGAGGGAAGTCCGTCGACGACGCTGCTGCAGCTGCGAAGGCTGCGTCGAACGTGCTGCTATCACCTGAGGGGGTCTGGCTGCCAGGCATTAGTTATCTCCTGAGTTCATTATGGCCGGGGGGTCGACCGTTAAGTCACGTAACATTCGGGAAAGATATCGTGCTGTCCCTTGCAGGCGATACATATCCTCCCCGTCAGCTGTGACAAGGCTTTCTTTCACATTCTCGATTGACAGGCGCACGAGCTCGATCGCAGCCTTTGCCACAGGGTCCTGCAGTTGGGCTGCTTCACGCAGCCTTCGACTGAGTTCCGCCGTTTGATCCTTCGCCATCTGGTTGTCCGCTGTTCATGAGTGAGATCGCTGTATCGACTGATGCTTTGTTGGCTGCCGTGGTATTCTTCTGGCCCTGCGACACGTTCTTGAACGCGCCGGCGAGCGTGTCCTTGATCGTCGCCTCCATCATCCGGTTCTGCTGGTCCTGCTGCTGCTGCGCCACCTGCGCCTTCTGCGCCTGCCGCTGAGATGCCTCGTCCGGAGTGACCAGCATGCCCTGCAGATCGCGCGATGCGAGCTTGGCCTCGATGAACTTGCGCTCGTCGATGTGGTCGCGCTCCTCCGGCGTCAGGGTCTGGCTCAGCATGTCGATCTGCTGGCCGCGCACTTCCTTGGCGATGAGGCTGGTCGCCCCGCGCGGGATCACGTCGTAGTCGCCGTCCGGCACCTGGTCCGGGTTGAACTTCTTGTTGAACTCGACCATCGACCAGATCACCGACTGGGTGAAGCTGTCGTAATTGCGCACGATGTCCTTGAACGGCAGGGCTGCGTCGCTCCGCAGCATGGAGCCGCCCACCGCGGTGCGCATGGCTTCGCTCGGGACCTTGGTCATGTCGCCGCCGGTGCTGGGTCCGATGAAGGTCTCCATCTCGGCAAACTCAAGGAACATCCGCACGAGGCCCTGAAGCTCGGCGAGGTGTCCGTCAATCTCCACCCGGCGCACGGCCGGGAACTGCGCCGATGGTCCGTCATCGTCCCGGTACCAAATCTTGTACGGCTGCACGCCGGTGAGGTCCTGATCGGTCCGCAGCAGCGACGTGTTGATCTCCAGGTTGGGGCCGCAGGTCACTGACGCGTTGTCGAGCGTCATCCGGGTCGCTGCGCAGATCGACAGCTGGCTGTCGCGCACCACGTAGGGCAGCCCTTGGCTGATGGGGCTCGTGTCGTCCTCATCGAAGCTGAAGATGTGGACCTGCTGGACCTCCATCCCGAGCTTGCGCCATGCGTTGATGTCCGCCTTGATCACGTAGTTGTCGACCAACCACAGCTCGGCGTCGATGTCCTCGGTGACCAGCTCATCCGAAACGTCCGCTCCGCAGTCACGCAGGGACTGCCCGCTGACCGGGCCCTTCCAGATGATGATCTCGTACTTCTCCCGGCCCGAGGTCCCCATCGAGGTGGAGTCCGCCTGGATCGCCGTACCCATGGTCCGCAGCTCGGTCTCCCATGCCTTGGCCTTGTAGTTGCCGCCGGGGATCGCCCGGAGCACCGTGTCGATCTGGTCCTTCATGAAGTCCGCGCGCTTGCGCAGCTTCTTCAACGCCCCGGTGCCGAGCACCTTGCGCACGAAGTATCCCTCGCCCGGCAGCGTCCGGCTGCTCATGTCCGGGTAGAAGTCCCACACCGACATGTGGTCGAACTGCGGCTTGTAGGTGGTGCGGGTCGTCGGCTGGAACTGACCACCCTCGACCATGACCCAGCCCGACTCCTCGACCTTGCGCACGTAGGGCCCTTCGAGGATGCCGATGCCGTAGCGGATGCCGCTCTCGGCGACCTTGCGGTTGAGCGCCACCCAGTCGAGCGTCTGGTTGCCTCCGAGCTCAAGCAGCTGGTCCTTGATCACCAGCGTGAGCGCCATCGCGCTGCTGGCGGCAAGCCTGTTGACGGCCGAGTCGATCAGAGACTGTGACGGGACCTGCTGCTGTTGCTCCTGCATCAGCGTCTGCACGGCCTGCTGGACCGCCTGCGGGTCCATGCTCGGGCTCGGTGAGGCGTTGAGCTCCCAGTTGTCCTCGTTGCCCGGGAACATCAGGTTCATGATCCGCGAGAGCATCGAGATGCACTTCATCCGCGTGAGTCGCGGGTAAGCCCTCGACCGGTTGCGTGGCAACTCGCGCTCGATGTCCGGGTCGTAGATGCCGAGATACTGCCTCAGGTTCTTCAGATACCGCTGCTCTGCCGGGATGCGCTCCGATGCATAGCGATCGAACATGCCCTTGAACTTGCCACCAAGCTGCTGAAGCGTGGACCCGCTGATCTTGCGGACAGGTACTGCCTCACCCTCGACAGCAACGCTCGGTGTGGAGCTCTCATTGATCGCGGTCATAGCGCTCATATCTCGACTCACCTGAAATGATAGTTCCCGTAAAAATTGCGCGGCGGTGTGAATGCCCCGGCCCCGGTGGCGCTGTATCGCTCATTTTTCTCCACTTGTCGATGGAAGTATCGACACAGGTAGCCGAACGCATCGCCCGGGTGCGAGTATGCGTTCTTCTCCGGCATGGTCCCGCGCACGTTCTCGCGCTTGTCGAGCGCGTACCGCCACCCACCCTTGAGCGCCCGGGTCAGCATCGGACAGGCCTGCTCGTCGACGATCAGCGCCGGCATCCCATAGACCAGCTTGGTCGTGTAGTGGTCGATCGCGTTGAGCCGCAGCGGCAGCCGGTTGTTGGTCTCGATCGAGACCGGGAAGCAACGCTTGATCGTCGCCAGGATCGTACTCTCGTCGTTGGGCGACCGGTTCCCCGCAGCCGGGTCCGGTGCGATCGTGAACCCGTTGGACGGGAGGTCAGGCATCTCGCGCGCCAGGTACGGCCGCAGCCGCTCATTGATGAACCGTGACGCACCGAGCCCGCTGGTGATGATCTCACCCAGCACGTGGAGCCTCCCTTCGAGGTCCTCCTGCCCGAAGATCATCGCCGACCCGCCGATCCCAGGGTCATAGCCCCCCACAAGGTGCATGTTGGGGCTGTACACCAGCCGCGTCGGGGAGATGTGAACCTTCGGGTTGAAGCTCTGGACCACCGGCTTGCCGGCGATCGAGTACCCCCACTCCGCCTCGATGAACTGCTTGATCCACGCCTCGGACTTGTTCTTGGCTTGGTTGGTGTAGTAGGCCCGCCCACCCGGCAGGTTCTCGACGTTCTCCGCTCCGGGCGAGTACCCGCTCGGCTGCAGGAAGTAGCGCGCGTTGCGTTCGTCAAGCACCATGCGACGATGCAGGCTGACGCCCTCGCCCGGCTGGATGACGCCCAAGCCATTGTGCAGATAGTCGAACCACCAGTTGTCCTCGGTGTCCGGGTTGGAAGCTCCCCACATTCCCCAGTTGGACGCCCCACCCTCGACAACGGACGGATAGCGTCCGCACCGGGCTGAGAGCGCGTCAACGATGGCCTGGGGAATCTGCACGAACTCATCAAGGATCGCGAAGGTCACTTCGAGCGACAGCACACGCGCCACGTCGTCCGGGGTATCGAGCGGTCGGAACAGGACCTCGCACTCGACATCGGCATATTTCAGCACGAACTTCTTGTCCGTGGCGTGCCACTTGCCCGCCTGCCCGTCCTTGAACCACGTGAACCAGCTGTTAAGCGTCGTGTCGCGCAGCTGCGTTGCGGTGTTGCGGACGATCACAGCCCTGGACCGGCGGATACCATCAGGCCCCTTCTGCTGCAGGCCAGCCATATAGATCAGCTTGAAGAAGTTCGCCGTCGACTTGCCGGACCCGACCGGACCGATGATCCAGTCATAGAACAGCTCTCCGGGGAGATAGTCCTTGATGAAGCGCGAGGCAGTAGCCGGGGGTGTGTACTGGATCGAGTGTGCCATGGATCATTTCATCGCGTTGGTCAGCCAGGCCATGAAGCTGGTGTCCGGCTTGGGAATGTCTGGATGGTACTGCGCCGCAGCCGATCGGTTCTCGTCCGCGATCGCTCCCTGGATGAACTGCACCAGCGGTGCGTTGCGCGGGTCATGCGCTGCCTTGTTGAACGCCGGCATCGACGCTGCGTACATTTTGCCCGTCTCACCGTACTGGCTGCGCCCGGTACCGAGCCACAGCTCGTGCCAGTCTTTGCCCAACCTGCGTGCTGTTGCCTGCTTGTTCGCCATCGCGATGGGTGTGCGAAGCGTGCTGGTGTAGGGGTCTCCGGTCTCTGCCAGCCCTGCCTTTACCAGCTTGTCGTGGTTCGCCACGTCAGCCTTCTGCGTCGGGTCGTAGGTCATGACCTGATCGTTGTACTTGACCCCGTTCGCCCCAAGGTCAGGTCGACCCTCCTTGAGCGTTGTGGCTGCCAGGTCATATGGTGACGCGTTGATGGGAATACCCAACCGCTGCGCGCGGGCGATGGACCGGATGTTGGCATAGAGCTCGGGAGCGCCCATCGTGTAGGCCTGGGTCTCGATCCCATCCCCACCCTTGCTGTGGTTCGTCGGGTCCGCCTTGTACATGCCGATGCGGGTGGGCATATCCCGCGGAAGCGACTCCGGAGCAAACTGCCCCAGATAGCTGCGCGCCACGGATGCCTCATGCTGTGCCACAAGGCGTGCGTTGGACGGTGCTCCAGCCACCCCCGGAACCGGCTCAGGGTCCCGAAGATACGCCGGAACCTGAGCTCTCCGCACAGCCTGGTCGTACATTGCGTTCTGCTCATCCTGGAACCGCCGGAAGGAGCTGGATGCCTTGCCGATGGTGTCGATCGGATGCGCCACTGCATGACCGACCGCTGATGCGGCGTCGCCAACTGCGTCCACCGTAGCCCCGGCAGCGCGCTTGATGCCTTCCCAGGTCGGTGCAGCGTAGAGACCAAACGGCATTGGCGGCTCCTAGTAATCAGTGCCCAAGTTGATCTGGATTGCTAGGGTATTTGCGTTGACAGGTCCACTGGAATCCTCGCCGTTGGACCGCGGGTCGAACCCGGCCCACCGTGATGTCAGCTCAATCAGCTTGGCCTTGACGGTCGGAGGGACCTGCTCATGGCTCGCATGGACCATGCGCCATACCTGCTTGAGGTTCTCCTCAGCGATCAGCTTGGCTTTCAGTTTGAAGCTCATCCCCTCCTGCCGCACCAGCTCGCATGCACCGGCCAGCTCCTTGAGGAACACCGGGTTGCGCCGCAGGGCCATCCACTCCTCCTCGGAGTATCCGTACTCGATCCTGATCTCGGCGGGTGAGGCCGTGTTCAGCGCCAGCTCGATGGGGAGTGTGGGGGACCACGCCAGTTGTGTGGGGTTGCGGTCGTCCATGGGGAAGGGGGCCAAGGCGTTCATGGGCTTTAGATAACCCACACAGGATAGTCTGGCAAGCTGGTGGTGGGCTAACCGATTTCTTCAAGCGACGGTGATTAACCAGTCGTCGGTTCCCTGCCCCTGGGAGCGTCTGTGCGAGACTCGATGGATGTGTGCTCCTGGGTTGGAGATTTTGCAAGGCTCTATTTTCTGGGGCCCCAAATTTTTCAGGGCCCTAATTTTCCAAGTCACTAGTTCTCCAGGGCCCTAATTTGCGCGGCGTCGGCAGGGGTTTTGGCAGTTTTCTAGGGCCCTAACTTGCGCGGCGTCGGCAGGGGTTTTGGCCAATTAAAATTTCTTGGTCGTTATAGTTTGATTTTGGGAAAAATTGCCTGGGCTTTATGAGCGACCATGAACCCCCCACCCCCCTGCGCACACTCATTCCCCCCTCGGCCCTGCTCCCCCTAAAAGAATGCTTCCCGCTGGGGCAGGGCGTGCCCCTTATCGTGTGACAACGCGTTATAGTACGTCTATAAGGGGTT